CCCTACTATCTACTATTGGCGTGGTGCTACACCCAGCAAGGAACACAGCACCACATATTAGTAAAAGCAAAACTATTATTACCCTAAAAATAGACTTATTAGAAGTTTTCTTTTTGGGTAAAATTCTTTTAACACTATACAGAGGAGTTTTTTTTCCATCTGTAGAGTAACCAATTACCTTTCTATGGTCTAAACCATAAGGAAATAAATTTTTTGATTTTTTATTTTTCATATTTACGACTCCTAAAAAATCTTCTCCAAAGTGCTGATCTAGTCACAGACACAAATGTAAAAATTAAAGCAATACCCATGCTGTCTAAAATGCTTGGGTATAAATCAAATAATGGAAATATAAATAATTGTATGAGAACAGCTAATATAAAACCGCTACCAACATCAATTACACTTTCAAATAAATCTGTCATTTTTTCTTAACCTCTTTTATTTCACTCTTCATAACTAAATTACCATCGTTATCATAAACAGCAGTAGAGTTATCAAGATGAGTTATTTTAAAAAGATGTTTAACTTTATCGTTTTCGATAACATCAAACTTTTGTATCTTCTTAAAAAGTCTGTTTAGTTTAGGCATTATGACAACCTCCTTACGGCATACATAGCCGCACAATGACGTCCACAAAATTTCTTACCATGAAAAAATTGATAACTTTCTCCGTCCCATAATCTGTAAGAGTAAATTGTGTCTCCTTGTTTAATGGTATCATTATACCAACCATCAACTACTTCTTGTTTTTTGTCATAACAAATTAAGTTACCTTTATATGGTTCTTTTTGATTTACTAAATGTTTTGTAACTCTTTTTAATGTTTTGTTACAAGTTTTACATTTTGGTTTAGGCATTGTTTTCTCCTTATTATTATTATTATTAAACATACCTATAACCTAGCTCTTTTGTTAGGTTAAGTAAAGTCATTTAGATATTAAAAAAGGTTGTTTTTTCGCCATTTTTCTTTAATAATTCAGCAAGTTCTTTTTTTAGCTAGGCATTGTAGCTTTTTGAACTAGGTAATTGACCCATTTTCTATTACCGATTCGGGGGTGGGTTTGCTTCTATGCTTTTTTCCCCACCCCCTTATAATACTATTTTACCCAAAAATAATTTTAGGTTTTTCTTGAAACTTTAAATAAATAAAATAAACATAGAAAAAATAAATTGTTTAGAAATGGGAAAAACAATGTTTATAGACGAAAACTCAAAACCAAAAGAAAAATTAAAAGCATGGTATTTATTTACTGACGATTTCATTGCTGGCACTCAGCACATGTCAAACGAGGAAATAGGTATATATATTAGATTATTATGTTGGAATTGGAATAAACGATGCTTTGGCATACCAAACAATAATAATACAATTTACAGGATAGCTTTCTCAACAGAACAACACGAAAAAAAAATTTGTTTAAAAGTTTTGCATGAAAATTTTAGACTAATTAATGATAGTCATTGGCAAAATGAAAGACAGTTGCAAGAATTTTTGTATATTTCTAAACGTATTGAGGCATCAAAAGTAAATGGTAAATTAGGTGGAAGACCAAAAAAACCTAGCCAAAACCCCCCTACCCCTACCTCTACCTCTACCAATACATCTACCAATAAATACTCTCCTACTTTTAAAAAGTTTTGGGATAGGGTTACAAACAAAGTTAGTAAAGGTATAGCAGAGAAGAACTTTAAGAAGATTGAGAAAGAGTGGCAAGACCAGCCTGAAAAATTAGCCGATATGTATAATTCTTATTATAATTCGGTAAAGGACAAAGAATTTGCTAAACAACCCGCATTTTGGCTGTCGGCAGAAAAATATTTAGATGAAATTCCTAAAAAAAAATATGATTTTGGGGTAACAATAACAAAAGACGAAGATAAAATAAAAATGTTTACAGACGCTATAAAAGATAAAAAAGTAACTAGGTTTATAAAAGATTATGCGGCTCGTAATAAAGAAATAATTGATATGGGTATTAGAAAAGGTTTTTTAACTAAAGAACAAGCTATCAACGATCTTGGAATGAAGAATGAATATAGATGAGTAAACCTTTAAAAATATCAGAACAAGCGGCTGTGCAAATGCCTATGAAAACAGTTGCTAGTTTGATTTTGCTTGTAGCGGCTGGGGTGTTTGCTTATACGGAACTTACGGCAAGGTTAGTATCATTAGAGACCTCTCGTGAATTAATGAAAGCTGATTTATTAAAAGCTAGCGATCAAAAACCAGTCGATCAGGAACAATTTATGCTTTTAGAAAGTTTATTTTCTGATGTAGAAAAACTTATTGAAAACCAAGAACAAAACGTAACAAATAAAGTAAACATAGAATTTAATAAACAATTACTTGAAAAGGCTTTGGAAGACATAGAAAAATTAAAAGACAAAGTAAGAGAAAACGGAAATGGTTGAAACAGTAGTAGCTTTGCTTTTATTAATTAATGGAGAAATCAAAGAGGCAAGAATTCAAAGCACGATGTCAGAATGTTTAAAAGGGTCTCGTTTAGCTAAAAGGCAATTAAAATCTGGTAGTAGTGTTAAATATCAGTGTATTAAGTCAAAAGCAGAATTAGAGACTAATATAGATGGTTCTTTATCAATAAAATCTTTAATTTTAGAATAAATTTAGATGAATTTAAGAGTTTTATCATTAGGTGCTGGTGTTCAATCTACTACTCTTGCTTTGATGATTGAAAAAGGCGAGATACCTATGGTTGATTGTGCAATTTTTTCTGATGTGGGTGCAGAGCCAAAATTAGTGTACAAACATTTAGATTGGCTTGAAAAACAGTTATCTTACCCAATATATAGAGTTCAATGGAGAAATCTTAAAGAAGATATAATATCTGCATCTAAGGGCGAATATAAAGCATTTACAGCACCTTTTTTTACAAAAAGTGATAATACTGGTAAAAAAGGTATGTTACGCAGACAATGCACCGGGGACTATAAATTGAAACCAATTAATCAAAAAGTAAGAGAATTGTTAGGTTATGAAAAAGGACAAAGATACAATAAAAATGACCATGTAACTATGATTATGGGTATTTCTTATGATGAAATATTTAGAATGAAAATGAATATTCACAAATATATAACAAATAATTATCCATTAGTTGATAAAAGAATGCGAAGATATGATTGTTTAAATTGGTTAGAAAAAAATAATTATCCAAAACCACCTAGATCAGCTTGTACTTTTTGCCCTTATCATTCAAATGCAGAATGGAGAGAAATCAAGAAAAACAAGGAAGAATGGCAAGAAGTTTTAGATATGGATAAAAAAATAAGAGATCAAGAAAAATTTAAAAATTCTCAATCTGGTGCTGTAGTTGATAAACTTTATTTACATAGAGACTGCATTCCTATGGACGAGGTAGATTTAAGAACTGATGAAGAAAGGGGTCAAATGAGTTTTTTAGACGAATGTGACGGAATCTGTGGAGTTTAAATGAAAGTTTTAGTAGCTTGTGAATATTCAGGAATTGTAAGAGATGCCTTTGTTGCAAAAGGCCATGATGCTTGGAGTTGTGATATATTACCCACTGAGAAACCTGGAAATCATATTCAAGATGATATTTTAAAACATTTAGATAAAGGTTGGGATTTAATGATTGCACACCCACCTTGCACTCATTTAGCTGTAAGTGGTGCTAGATGGTTTACAGAGGGAAAAAAACCTTGGTCTTTACAAATTGAGGCATTAGATTTTGTAAGAAAATTATTAAATGCACCTATTGAAAAAATAGCATTAGAAAACCCGGTTAGTGTCATATCTACAAAAATTAGAAAACCAAATCAAATAATACAACCTTTTCAATTTGGACACGATGTATCTAAAAAAACTTGTTTATGGCTTAAAAATCTACCGAATTTAATACATACAAAAATTGTTAAACCTGATATTATTGAAAAAGATGGTTACAAAATGAGTAGGCATCATTGGGAAACGTTTAAACTACCAAGTAATATTAGAGGTAAAGTTAGAAGTAAATTTTATAAGGGTATTGCTGAGGCTATGGCAAATCAGTGGGGTTAAAATATTTAGTGCAATAATTAATTTTTTTTGATAAACAGAACTTACCTAACTCATAGGGTAAGAGGATTATGGCGAGACCAAAAAAATATAATATTGACAAAGAACAAGTCAAAAAATTAGCTAAACTTGGCTGTACTAATAAAGAGATTGGAGATTTCTTCGGTTGTAGTGCTGATCTTATTGAAAGAAGTTACTCGGAATATCTGACAAAAGGGCGAGCCGAAATGAAAATGAGGCTTAGACAGCTACAATGGAAGAGTGCAGAAAAAGGAAATGTTGTAATGCAGATATGGCTTGGAAAGCAAATATTAGGTCAGTCAGAGAATATTATTACGGAAGATGACGAACCTTTGGCGTGGTCTGTTGAGTGATACCATTCCCAAAGAAACGCTATAAAATAATTTATGCAGACCCAGCATGGACATTCAAAACGTATTCCGAAAAGGGCCAGAAACGATCTGCTGTCCGCCATTATAATACCCTTAGTATTGACGATATTTGTAAGCTACCTATTTCTGATATTTCTGACGATGATTGCACTTTATTTCTTTGGGCTATTGATTCGATGTTGCCAGAGGCTCTTCGTGTTATTAAAGACTGGGGGTTCACGTTTAAGACAGTTGGTTTTACATGGGTCAAACAAAATATAAAATCTGATGGATATTTTACTGGCATGGGTTATTGGTCAAGGTGCAATCCAGAGCAGTGTTTACTAGCCACCAAAGGTAAACCACAAAGAGTTTCTAAATCAGTAAAACAATTAGTAATTAGTAAAAGACAAGAGCATAGTAAGAAACCAGCTATTATCAGAGATAACATTGTAGAGTTATGTGGCGATCTACCTAGAATAGAATTGTTTGCTAGACAAAAAGCAGATGGTTGGGACAGCTGGGGAGATCAGATTTAATGCCACTTACTGACCCTCAAAGAGAGGTTATTAAATGCAACAAAAGATTTAGAGTTTTAATATCTGGCCGTAGGTTTGGTAAAACATTTTTAGCAATACAGGAAATGGCCAAGTTTGCTAGGTTTCCAAATCAACGGGTTTGGTATGTGTCCCCTAGTTACAGACAAAGTAAAACTATTTGCTGGGATATGCTTAAAGAAATGATGTTAAGGCACAGATGGGTTAAAAGAATAAACGAGTCGGATTTATCACTGTTGCTAAAAAACAACACTCTTATAAGTTTAAAAGGGGCAGACAACGATCAATCTTTGCGTGGTGTTGGGTTAAACTTTATTGTGCTAGACGAATTTGCTGACATCAAACCTCAGGCTTGGTACGAGGTTTTAAGACCTACATTATCAGATACATTAGGCCATGCACTATTTTGCTCTTCGCCAAAAGGCTTTAACTTTGCTTACGATCTATATAGTAAACAAGACCCTGAATGGCAAAGTTTTAAATATACAACACTAGAGGGTGGCCAGGTATCTGAGTCTGAAATAGAACAAGCAAAGAATGATTTAGATGAGAGAACTTTTCAACAAGAGTATTTAGCAACCTTTGTAAACTATGCTGGTATTATTTATTACAACTTCGATAGAGATAAAAATATTATTGATACATACAAACACAAATTTAACACAATACATATTGGCCAAGATTTTAATATCGACCCGATGGCTGGTGTTGTTTCTGTAATAGAAAATGATAAGATATATATTATTGACGAAATACAAATATGGTCATCAAATACAAATGAAATGATAGACGAAATTAAAAATAGATACCCAAATAAAAAAATTATTATTTACCCTGACCCAAGTTCCAAAGCTAGAAAGACATCTGCTGGTGGCATGACTGATCTTGCACTTTTAAAAAATGCTGGGTTTGAGGTTAGAGCAAGAAACAAAGCACCGCTTGTCAGAGATAGAATAAATGCAGTCAATTCTAAATTCAAAAATGCTAAAGGTATAAATAGTTTATATGTTTTAAAATCTTGCAAAAATGTTATTAAGTCGATAGAAAGACAAATATACAAAGAGGGAACAAATGTGCCTGACAAAGACTCTGGTTTCGACCATTTTAATGATGCGTTGGGTTACATGGTTGAGTATAATTTTCCAGTCAAACGGGATTTTAAACCTAGCCCTCTTCAAAGGTGGAGTTAATGGATAGAAAATTTTTAACAAGTAAGCACCCTCTCTGGCACGCTAATATTCAGAACTGGGAATTTTATATTAGATCATATCTTGGAGGGAACGATTATAAAAATGGATATTACTTACACAGATATATTTTAGAGACTCCAGAGGAATACGATCAAAGAATTAGACACACACCAGTTGATAACCATTGTAAAAATGTTGTTCAGATTTACACTAGCTTTTTATGGAGAGTACCACCGACTAGAGATTATGGTTCTTTAGATGG